CGTGGCCAATTGAATATATGTGCCACCGCATCTTTTAATGGTGCCGCGAATGAATCTCTTTCAAAACCTGCTTTTATGAAATGTTCTGCTACTGTATCTTTTCCAGAACCTATAAAACCTACTAATCCAACTATCATATTACATATTAACTTGTTTTATCTAAATAGTCAACTTTTTTAATTTCATTTATTCCTAACAATTCTTGATAACTGATATTCGTTGTCATTCTACCAACAGGTAACCAACCTATTGCTAGTTTAGGATCTCCCCATTTCATACCAACCTTGTCACCTATATTGTTAGTTGTAAACCATTCTTCTATTTGTTTTGTTTTTTGTTTAAAAGTATCAAAGCCTGTGTTTGGACCTAACCAAATATATGCACTACCACCGATCCTATTTAATGGAATGATATGATCATCGTGTGCGTGTTCATCTTGGTTGTTAAACATTTCAAAAATATGTCTACCTATTTGGCAATAATTAACATAGCATTCACCATACTTTCTTGCAATAGTAAAATGTTTCAATGCAGATTCTGGCATATCAAAAAACTTTTTGTTATGAAAATCCAAATAGATTTGTCCAATAGCATTGTCTTTTTGTCTCGGACTTTGTAATATTTCTAATCCGTGTAAGTGATTGTTTAAGTCACCAAATGCTTCTCCATCTATTTCAGAAACGTGTGAATCAACAAAGTGTGTATGTACATAATTTACGTCATCAGCATACGTTTCATATGTAATTTTTCTATCAATAAATGTATCTGATTTTGAATTATTAATTATATCAATAGTAGTATTAATTTTACTAATTTGTTCTTTTATTTCTGTTTGTTGATCTAAAAAATTATATACTTTATATGGATGTCTTAAAGAACTATTTTGTATTGCATCTACTAAACTATCTTCAAATAGTTTAACATAGGAATTGCCATATGTTTCAAAGTCTAAAGATACATTTTTTGATCCCGTAAGATGTACTCTAAAATTAATACTCATTCTATATTATAGCAAATTTTTTAAAATTATCCAATGACAAATGTTAATGGATCTTCACCTGAACCGTATAATTCAATATCTCTTTCAAGTTTTTCTATCGCCGCTTGTGCCTCTGCCTTAAGAGCATCACCGTTTAACGTAACATTACCTTGGGCACCTGGTAAACTAGCATATTTTGATCTAGCTTCACCTAACATCATTTTGCATTGTGCTAATGAATAATCTCTTATCCAAGGTCTTGCATATCTGTCTGTAATTAGTGTTTCAACAGGTTTTTCCATATAACATTGTACTAAAATATTTTCTTTTGCTCTTGGTCTACGCATTAATGTTAACTTATTATTGTTTTGATTGTATTTGAAGTTTAAATGTCCACCAAATAATCTTCTAACAACTTCTTGGTATTGTGCAAATGCGTCCCAAGTCAATAAACCACCAATTCTACCACCTTGTAAGAAATACAAATTAGTGTATGCTAATTCAAATGGATCCATATCTACAGCATTATTTGAACCTGATATTGATCTACGATATAATTGTTTAACTTCAATCACTTCTTCTGCTAATGTGTATTCATTTACATCGGCTTGTATTTCTAAAAATATAAATGCTTCTTCTGTAGAATTGTCGCTTTTTGCTCTAAATTTATCTACAGCTAAATCAATACCTTGTTCGTAGTGCTTGGGATCAAGCTCTACATCAACCATACCATCGCCTAGAATGGTTTTAATATCGGCTATTAATTCCTGTCGTTTTGATTGCTCTTTTGCCATTGTATAACTATTTAGTAAGATTATTAAATCAATAAATACTAGATAAAGGACTTATAAGGACTTATTATGCCAAGATTAAGCTTATGGAAACCAAACAAAGGTAATGACTATAGATTCGCTGATCGTATAGTACGTGAACACTTTTTAGTGGGTGGTACGGGCGTATTCGTACATAAATTGCTAGGTACTCACACACAAACTGATAGTGTATCTTCTGATCAACCTACAAATACTAATGTAAGTCCTACAAATGTACAAGATTTACTATTCTTAGAAAATAGAGATAGAAATTATGATCCAGACGTATATGATTTGCGTGGTGTTTATTCTGTACAAGATCAAGATTTTGACTTAACACAATTTGGCTTATTTCAAACCAACGACACGATCTATTTGACTTTCCATCTTAATGATATGGTTGATAGATTTGGTAGAAAAATTATGCCAGGTGATGTATTTGAGTTACCACACCAACGTGATGATTTAAGAATTGACTGTGCAACAATGACTTTATCAGCACAGCCAACTAAAAAGTTTCGCAAAGGCGAGACAATAACTGGTGGAACATCAGGAGCAACTGCCACCGTTATTGCTTACAACCACGAAGCCAAAACTGTTAGAGTAACAGTAGGTGCAGATTTCCAAACTTCAGAAACAGTAACAGGTGATAAAAGTTCTGCAAGTGCAACAATATCTTCATACACACCAAAAGAAGATATGGCTATCAATAAATTTTACGTGGTTGAAGACGCCGCAAGAGGTCAAGAAGGTTACGATCCAGGTTGGTGGCCACATATCTGGAGATGTAAGGCAGTTGCTATGCAAGACGCACAAGAATTTAGAGATATCCTTGGTAGCGGTAAAGACGCAGGTGATCTTAAAAATATTATTTCAACTTATCAAGATGAACTTAATATCAACGAAGCTGTTGTCAATGAAGCTACTAGAAATGTTCCAACTAAAGGGTCAGATGTAGGTCATTTATATGTAAATGAAAAAGACGCACATAAAATTAATCCAAAATCACAAAGTGGAAAACCTGGTAAAGGATTAACAATAGCACACACTGGTACGTCATTTCCTCCATCAATTACAGAAGGTCAATATGTATTACGTGTTGATTATTCACCAAACAGATTATTTAGAAAAGAAGGAAACAGATATATTAAAGTCAGTGATGACTTTAGAGGATCTTATGTATCAAGTAATCAAACACTTGATTCATTCATTAATAATGATAAAGCAGGACTTGGTTCTGGCAATAAAGAAAGAGAATTTTTAAGTAAGGTTATAAAACCTAAAGCAGATTAAGGAATGAACTATGCAATATTGGTATGATCAACAAGTAAGAAGATACATTTTACAGTTTATCAAACTGTTCGATGATTTTTCAATAAGAGTTGGTAAGAAAAATAATAGTGACAGTGAAGCTTATGTAAGAGTTCCAGTAAGATATGCTGATATGCAAAGAATGGTAGCTCACATATTAAGACATAATTCAGAAAATGTAATGAATTCTTGTCCTTTTATGAGTGCTTATATCACTAACTTACAGATTGCTAGAGATAGATTACAAGAACCAAGATTAATCGATAAGGTGCAAGTTTCGGAAAGAAAATATGACACTTCATCAAAAAATTATACAGCAGAAATTGGTAACACATATACCGTAGAAAGATTTATGCCTGTTCCATATAATCTTAATATGGCTGTCGATCTTTGGTGTTCAAACACAGATCAAAAGTTACAAATTATGGAACAAATTTTAGTATTATTCAATCCAGCTATCGAGTTACAAGCGAACGATAATCCACTAGATTGGACTAACATAACAAACGTTGAGTTAATTGATATAGTATGGAATTCAAGAGCAGTACCTCAAGGAACTGACACACAATTAGATGTTGCAACTTTAACATTTAGTTTACCTATATGGTTGAATCCACCTGCTAAAGTTAAGAAACAATCTATTATCAAACAAATTATTGCTAGAGTGAACAACACAGATTCTATCGATGATTTAGATTACGATCCAAGATTTATTAATTTCTTTGAAAACTTTCCTGGTCAAATTAGAACAAATATTGTTACTCCTGAAAACGCACAAATAAGTGTTGTTGGAAATCAAGTCAGTTTATTAGGTGCTTACGGTAAAAATGATAGTGAAAGCTGGAAAGAATTTTTAGAAATTTATGGACAATTACAAGCGGGTATTTCAAAACTAATTTTAAGACAATCCGATGACCCAGAAGATTCTACATCAGATGTATTTGGTACTTTAGCATTCCATCCAACAGATAATAATAAATTATTATTCACGATCGATTCTTCAACGTTGCCAAACAACACAGAAGCCGCAGTTGATAAAATTATTGATCCTGAAACATCTTTTCCACAGCCATTTGCAAATGGTAACTTACCGGCAGTAGTTGATGGACAAAGATATCTATTGGTAAGTGATATTGCAAAGGGTACACAGGCTTGGGGGTCAACTTTTGAAGCAAGTGCAAATGATATTATCCAATATGATAGTAGCTCTGCAAAATGGACAGTTAGTTTAGATGCATCAGAAACAAGTGCTATAAAATACGTAACAAATACCAATACTGGTGCCCAATTTAAATGGACTGGATCAGAATGGATTGACAGCTATCAAGGTCAATATAAAAATGGATTCTGGAAATTAGAACTTGCACCATAATTGTAATTCTCTTATAATATAAGAAAAAATAAAGAGAAATATTATGTATAAGGCAGTAGGAACAACATTCGTAGCACAAAATACTAGGAGAATGCTTTTAAATTTACGAAGCAAGAACGTTTCATATCCTAACACCTGGAGTTTCTGGGGTGGTAAAATTGAAAAAGGTGAGCAACCAATTGATGCTTTGCGTAGAGAATTAACCGAAGAAATTGGTTTCGTTCCAGCTATGGAAAAACTAAATCCATTAGATACATACAAGTCTCCTGACAAAGGATTCATATATTACACATAT